CGACACCCCACCTTCGATAGCGGTGATTGTGCCGGGAGCAATAGCTCCTGTGTTGGTCACAAAGCGGATAAAGAAGCTAGTAGCTGTGAAGCCTGTGGTGTCAGAGCTAACGATCTCCCACACACCGTTGTCTGCAACTACAACAATGCCTCTCTCAAAGGGAATCAGCTTGTAGATCCTACCTACATCAGGGATCTCAATAGCTCCGCCGTCAGTAGCTAGGAGACTGTTAAGCTGCTCTGCTGTGGGGTCTTGTTCTTGGTAGCAGTTCCCTGCTCTATCGACATCTGTGAGCAACTGGGAGAAATAAATCGTACCTACAAGATCCCCATCCGTCATACCAGCATAAAACACCCTGCCAGCAAAGGATGCTGTGGCACTGGGTCTGCTGTTGTAGGTAACTGTGGGGATACCTGCCACCCCAGAAGCAGCCGTACGGTTGCGCACAAAGGCATCAAGGATAAACCTACCTCTGGGTGCCTGAGTGTTACCTACGTTCAGCTTACGGAGGAACCAAGGGCTGTAGGAGCCGATACCTTCAATGAAGTTACTGGCTGTGCTTTTAGCTAAATGGATAATATCTGCGTTACTGGGGTAAAAGCTCAGCTTGTTATAGGTATGCTGGATAGGATCAGTAACAAGAGGTGCAGAGTCACCGTTCTCTAGCTGAAAGCAGCTAAAGCTGTTAGGCCAACCTTGGTTCTTGAGGTTATACCTGTGGGTAGCAGTCAGGGATGTGGGACGCTGGTCAATAGCTAGACCATCAGCTACCCCATCGAAGTCCCTGATCTGGATATTGATCTGTGTGGTGCTGAAGGTAGTAGTAGCATCATCGAACTCAATGTAAACAGGCTCGATCTCTTCCCCTACTACGAACAAATACCCGTTACCCGCAGCAAAGTTGAACTCTTTGTCACCCACAGCACCAGGGAGAGAGAAAGAACTCAGGTCAATGCTGCTAGAGCCAATGTAATTAGCACTCAAGCTGTCTGCTGTAGCGTCAAAACAAAACAGCTCAAAGCCAATCTGCACAACTACGAAGTCTCTACCCCCTACACCACCTACAGATTTCCACAGGAAGTTATTCACCCCTGCAGTTCTGAAGGCAATCTTGTCGAAGGTAAAGAAACCGTTGTAGTTAGCCTCTAAATCTGCCCCAAGACGACGACGAATGCTGCCATCCTTGCGCAGATCCATGTTATCTAACTCAAGAGCAGCGTTCTCAGGGAAGCTCAGAGGTGTAGCCTCAGTGATCTTACCCTTAGAGAAGTTGAACTGCTGGTATTCTTGGGCAACTCTAGCCATGTTTTATCCTGCTTGATGCAGCTTGGTAATCATGATATTCATGTCGTAAACATTAATAGTTGCACTAGAGTTAAAGTACAATTCAGCCCCATTAGCTAGGAATACAGCACTAGTGTGGAAGCTAGAGGTAAAATCAAAACGATTCAGAGCACTGGAGCCCTTGATTACCTCTGCAGTCACAGCAGAAACAACCCCTACGCCCCCACCAACATCGAACTCAAGGTCAAAATACGGCTTAGATGCCGTGGTATCTGCCTTGAATCGGAACGTCACCTCGTAAACATCGTCAATAGCAGCAGGTGTGATCCTGTTTGTGCTGGTATTCCAGTAGTTCGTGTCCCCATCAGCTACGTTTGTAGCGTCTGTGCCAGCACCAAGGCCGTCAATGGTGACTTTTGTACGCACACCAGCAGACAAAGCCAGCTTAGAGCCACTGGTATAGGTGCTGTCGAAGTAATGTGCCCACCCTGTGGACTTATTTCTGAATCCATCAGTAGCAATTTCGTCAAGATTCAAGTACCGAAGCTGACTGACGTTGTTCACAGAGCTGCTAGGCGTGATTACCTTGCCTGTGTCTGACGTAGTAGCACTGGTGATATGCTTAGGTTCATGGACCTGAGCACTATTCAGAGCTGTGTGTTCAAGATTCGCCATTTGCTTCTGCCCTTGCGTCTATATGTGCCTGAATTTCTTGTCTGCGTTTTCTTTGCTGTCGTTTAACTTCTTGCTTTTCTTGTTTCTCTTGCTTGAAGTCAAGGTAATCCTGCACAGCTTTGCCAAGGCTACGTAGTGACGTATATCTCCCTGACAAAGCATCGGGCACAGATCCTCTTGTGGACTTCAGTGTGTACATATTCAGTTGAGGTACTTTCTCAGGCTTGAGTGTTACTCCACCTGCCTCGAACTCATAATCTAATGCAAGCTCCAGACCTTGTTCGGTCATCACTTTCTCCCAAAGTTATTCAGGTTACGAATACCGCCTCTGGTTCTCCACTTCTCAAGTGCCATCCATCCTTTGTAAGCACGGCTGGTTTGCTCCTGCTTAGCATTAGCTACTTGAGCGATCTCAATAGAGCACACAGACTTCACTTCAGCTAGCAGGTACGGAAACACCTTGCTAGGTAGATCAGGAACAAAGCTATCACTCAGCGTGAACACAGGCTCTTTGTACGCTACCACCTGCATCTTGCTGGTTTGCAGGGTAGAGTCTACTGCACTGTTGAATGCGTCAAAGATCAGTGTCTCGTCATCCACAGAGGTGAAGTACTTAGGTGCTCTGTCGTTGTACACGTAGAACACAAAGCCACTAGGATCAGTCACAGACTGTACGTTAGTGTCACTAAGTGCATCCCCTCTGCGCATTGTGTGCTTCAAGAAGTCATCAATCTCTAGGTACTTAACCAGTGTCCACTCAGGATCACCAGCCACAGTGTCACGAGAGTCGTAGTACATCGTTTCATTCAGGAGTTTCTGAATGTTATCTTCGATGGTCATGTGCGTAGGACGAGCAGGGTTCCCACCAGAGGTAGGACGGATCAGCTCACGCAGGTGAGGCCAGTCTTTGCTGTGGATAATATTAAAGTAAACGTCACGAATCGTAGTCGCAACGTCAGTAGCCTCTGGCGTATCAGAGATACTGTTTACTTCATCGGACCCCATGCTGTTCAGCACAGCTTGAGTCATTTCTAGCACAGTCATTTTAGCCATCAGCGTTCTCGCACAGTTCTAACCACACTGCATTGTTCTTGTTTACGTTATCCCTAAGCTCTTGTCTGTCTGTATCTCGTGTGTACACAGGAGAGTACAGGGAGCAGTAATCACTCAGAGAAACGGTCTTGCACCCTGTCACGGTAATCGTCATCAGAGTCAAAGCGATCACGAGTCTTGACACTCTTTGCAATCCTGTCAGCATGTTCACTAAGCTCCTCAACTTTTGTGTGACTAGCTGCTGACTTCCAGCCTACGTTGTACGCATAGAACAACGCACCGACAAAGGCTAGAAGCAGCATCATCTCAATCATTGCTTGGGCTTCACCAGCAAGGACTTAGCTTTGTCAAGCAGGTTCTTCACTCGTGCCAGCACTGCATCGTCTTTCTCTGTGGGTGTGAGTGCAGCAATACCCAGCAGAGCAATCAGCAGACCATCAAGAGCCAGAACCCAGGAAGGCAGTACGTCAAAGATTGCCATTAGATCTTCCATAGTTACTTCCTCTTCTTAGTCTTAGACACCATCGTGGAGCGGCTCATGCCACCACGGACGTTAGGCTTGTTCATGCCTGTCTTTTTCTTGTCTTTCTTCATCTTGTTAGCAGATCCGTACGAAGAGATACTCGGCATTGTTAACTCCTGTGCTTACGCACTTTCTTAGCTACTGATTTAGGTTGACTTGAGAACTGCTTTCCTGCTTTGGTATCTTTGCGCTTCTTAGCTGATGTTCTAGCGTATTCAGAAGGGCTAAGTGCCTTGATTGCTTTCTCTGGTAGATACCTTTCACCTGTGGCTTTAGGCCCTTGGGTGCTAGGCTTCCCAGACTTTGTTCTCCACTTCTGTTCTGTCCACTTCTTTAGGGACTTCTGCGGTTTCTTCATGACTTGTACCCACCGCCTTTGGCTTTGTATTCCCGTGCCAGCATCTGTGCCTTGCGAGCTGACCACTGACCGGGACGACCGCCCTTACCACCAGCCTTGATCTTCTCAAACAGGCGTTTCCTCATAGCTGGTTTAGTGTAGTTACCTGCTTCGTTTACTCGGCTTTTTGGTTTTTGTGGCACGAGACTTCCCCTCTACACCTTTGATCTTGCCTGCACGAGCTGAAGCATAGAACACAGACTCACCTTTCTTAGCTCCGTACTTGCTTTTCATCTCGCTTAGAATCTTTTTGCCTTTCTCTGTAAGCGGCATAAATCCTCCAGAGGATCAGGCCCCCCGAAGGGGGCCATCACCTTTACGCTTAAAGCGTGTTCTTCTCAAGGAACGTAATCACCATACGGGCTTGCCCGTCAGTGAACGAACCAGAAGCAGCAACCACGAGATAAGCATCCAGCGTTGTGGACACAGCAGCACCATCGAAGGAGCCAGATGTCTTCACAACGTCAACGCCATCGGGCGACACAACTTTGCCGTCAGCGTTGATGTTTGCCAGGGCCAGAGCAGTACCCGTGAAGATACCGTCTGCGTCGATAGCAGCGCCTGCCTTGCTGTACGTACCCACTGTGTAGCTTGTGCCACCAGCGAATGCGTCACACACGAGGAAGGTTGCATCGAGGATCGTAGCCCCTGCAGGGATGTACGGAATAGCTTCGCTGAAGCTGTCAGGAGTGGAGCCACCCCCAGCATCTGCATCGAACCCAGGCAGATCATCGTAGGAAAAATCCACGACAAGCTGCTTGATCCCGCCACCAACAGAGACAACCTGATATGCCTTATCACGGGGAGTCTGAGGACCGTAGTGCCGTGTAAGACCGTCTTTGTTTGTGAAATCAGCCATTGTTGATCTCCTTAGACAGCAGTCGTGTCGGTGAGGACACAGACCATGTTCTCAGGACGGAACAACTTCACACCCCAGCGAGCAGTCGTAACGTACTCTTCGCGCTGGAAGTCCTTGTTGAATTCCGCATCAACTTCAGGCATTTGACGCCAAGCACCCATGATCGGGAGCACAGTCGAGTCAGCAGAGAAGAACAGGTTTTGCACCCCGTTCGTCACGCTGTTCGAGGAGCCACCGTGAGTGATTGTCTCGCCAAGGCCAGAAGCAAGGTAGTTGCTCTCGTAAACGTCAAAACCGTACACGTTACGAATGAAGCGCATACCCGTGGTCAGACCTGTGCCGATGATCCCTTCCCAGCGGGGGTTGTAGGTCACATCAGAGAGGCCCGTGAGGGTCTCAAGCTGATAGCCCACAGTGGGGTCAACGATAGCAATCAGGTTGTTCAGCGGGACGTTGGCCTTCTTGAGAGCCAGCTTTGCGTAAGCAAAGTCAGCAGGGTCCATCGTATCGCCAGAACCTGTAGCAACGTAACGGTGATCGTAACCGTTGATTGCGTTTGCTGCACTTGCAGTCTGAGAAGTACCTGTCTGAGAAGCTGTCGGCCCCGGTGCTTTCAGGATGTCTGCTTCCAGAACTTCCATGATTGCACGAGACTCTTTAGCTGCAAACTGGCTCATGACACGCTGCATGTAGAAGGAATCTTGGAGATTCTTCTTCGTCACGTAGTGTGCGGAACCCAGGTACTCAGTGATCGAGAACTGGAATTCACCAGTATCAAGAGCACTGTACTTAATAGCCTGATCTTCAACGACCGTTTGCGTTGTTGCTTGACCAACCGAAGGCACCGTGAAGGTGGTCCCATCGGGGAACTCAGTCAACCAATCGACCCAGTTTTGTGCCTCAAGTTCATCTTCGAGGATTTCCTTGAGCTGGGCGCTGTACAGTTCGCTGCGAATCAGGAGATCGCTGTTAGCGGTAGTCATTCCACCAGCCATAACCTACTCCTTATTTATAAAAATCCGCACCAAGGCGGGCTCTGTCTTTGAAAAGTTTTTGTTGTGTAGAACCTTTCCAATATGCTTTAGGATCGGTTTTACGCAACTGTTCGTAGTACTTCCAAGTGCCATCAGAGACACCTTGACTCATACCATCCGTGTTAACACTGGATTGGATCTGACGAGTGGGGTTGCCAGTAGATCCGAAGTACGCAAGCACAGCTTTCGGAGACTTCATAGACATCTCTTTAAGATCCTGCACAGAGATACCTAGCTCCTGGGCTTTACCTGCCAGTGCTTCCTTTGCCTTATCACCGTACCTCTTCAGCAGTTCATCCTGAACAGAAGCAAGGTTTTGTTCTTGCTTTTGCTGAGTCTGGTACTGGTTAAACAGCTCGGGCACACGAGATGCAACAAGCTCTTCAAGGCTCGCTGGGTCCACACTTGGCTGAGCGCCTTGCGATTCCTGAGCTTGTGGCTCAGTCGCCTGTGATTCCCTTTGCTCTAGTCTCTTAAGTACTTCTTCCATACCTTCCCTCTTCTGGGCTTCAGCTCTTAGAGCTTCTAACTCTGACTGCAAACTAGAGTAAGACTCTTCTAAGTTCTGAATATGTTTCTGAGCGTGCGGTACGGACTTAAGAGCATCCTCTTGAGTCTTGTACTTTTTACCTTCTCCAATCCATTCGGACAGATCAGGCTCAGGCTGGGCTTGTTGGCCCTCAAACAGGTCGGTGGTTTCCGACATAAGTTACTCCTTAGCTAAGGTTAGTAAACTAACAACGTGCTTGAAGGCACGTATTTCCCCAAGGACCGTAGCAACTTCATTCTGCCAGTTAGCATTCAACATGATGTCACTGCTTTCCAAGCGAGATCTTCTACTCTCGATTTGTTTTTCGAGAATCCCACGAACAATCTTGAACTCCTCGTCCGCAGTTAATAGCTTTTGTTTAACCTGCTCTTTGGTCTCCGGTGAGACTTCCTTAAAGAACCTAGAGTCCATTAAGACACTCCACCTTCCAGAGCAGCTTCATCAACGTCAGCAGGCGTCATACTCTCTTCTTGGATCTGACGCTGGTATTCTTGAGTCAGTCTGATGCTTTCAGCTTGTTCCTCTAGGCGTACGTTATCTCGTACCAGTTCGTACTTAGCGAAGCCTAGCAGTTCCTCAAACATCTCAGCCTCTTTCTTCCCGCTAACGTGATTCATAACAGATGGATCACCTCCGAAGATTGCGCGGAACCCTTGATAGTTCTGTACCATTTGGGCACGGGCTGCAAAGTGACGGGCTCCGACAGGGCGGATTTTACCTTTAGCACGAATGTCAGCAGGGGTTACGCTAATGAACTCTTGGATACCAACGTCAGTGTCGATGACTTGAATAACGTCAGCAGCATCAAGTTCCATCCGTGCAAGCTCAAGCATGTTGTTAAGCAGCGGTTCCAAGATATACATCTCAAAGTGTACGACTTTCTCTTGGAACATCTTGCTGCTGTTCTGCTCTAGGATATTCACCTCGAATGCTGTCTTCTCCCCAGGAGTGCGGATACCTACAGCTTGTCGAGGTGCGCCTGCAAATTCCTCCATTTTCTGTTCAAGGATTGCAATCTGTGTGTCAGCCGTCAGGGCTGTAGCATCAATTCTTAATGTCTCAATGTCTCCATCGTCGCCTAAGAAAATCTGTGCAAACGGCTGCCAGTCAAACTCTTCTACCTGCCCCTTGATCTTCAGAGGCGGGTGAGCAATCAGGTCAAACAGGTCAGCCTTAATGTTCTCAAGATGGTCGATGCGGTACTGCATACCCACTAGGTTATCTAGCGGTCCCATGCCGTAGAGGTTATCAGGACGCTTACGCCACTGTGTGCCTACGGATGTTTTCTCTCCAGACCATGTGGGGATAGGTTGATCCCGAAGCACCGTAGTGCGATCCATCACCGTGACCACACGGTTACGCAGGTACTTCTGGTCTGCCTCTAGGTACATATCACCCTTGAACTCAAGGATCTCTACCCACCCTGTTCTCAGGTACTGGGAGTACGTACCAAAGCCGTCAATCTGCATGCCAAAGGCTTTGTCGATATCGCTGTCCCGGTAGGCAGCAAGCTGCTCTCTGTTCTTCTTGATCTGATCCAGAGCAGACTTCAGATACCCAGCACTGGGGTTCTCTTCGATTTCTTTTTCCAGCTCACCAATGCTCTTGACGTAGCGGGTGATCTCCGGGGACTCACTTATGCTAGGTGCGATTGGGTTAATACAAATATCCAGAGGGCTACGACGAATAGCACGAGGCCCTTGACGAATAACCTGTAGCTCACCGTCTACCTCGTGATATTCTTTAATGTACTCACAGTCTGCAAAGACCGTGCCATAATCTATGTAATCATATATCATCTGATCTACTACGTCAATAAAATTAAACTGACGTAGCTTATTAGCAACATACGCTTGGATTACTTCTGCCTTTGCTTTAGTTGCAGAGTCTGCATCATAAGCTTCCCAACGAAGCCAGTTATCATTAGGAAACAAAGCAGACTTATAGTTAGCGTGTAGGTTATCTCTGATCTGGCAGATCTTAGGCAGCGTGGTTTTGTTCTTCCACGGTAGCTGCGAGTTAGTTGTAGTCGTAGTGTCCGTAGCAAAAACGTAGTTCCGCAGTTCACGCTTCTGCTCTTTCCATTTAGCACGAGCCATGTCCCACTCACGCCAAAGGTCAGACACCCTCTCAGCGAGATTATCTTTGGTGATGGCTTGTTGAATCTGGGCTACTTTACCTGCCATAATATTCTCTTATCAGCCAGCAAATGCGACACCGCCGAAACGGGAATCAAACACTACGTTATCTCTGCGTGTTCTTAATGTGTTCCTAGTAGGTGCCACTGCGATATCAATAGCTGCTGTTAGTGCGTCTTTAATATCATCGTGTGGCGGTCTAGCTAGCATTAACTCTTCTTCAAGTAATGTACACATCCCGTTCTTTTGGTGCCATATTTGCATGTTATCATACTTAGGTTCTAAAGTTGCAGCGATACGCTCTTCCTTAGAACCAGAGTGTCTAGTAGGATTATGTTCGTCAATACTTAACATAAGCCCATTAGGAACAATGTAACTATCCTTAAGTTCCTTAACCAACACTTTCTGTGCTACTGATACTTCACACCGGATCTTTCTGAATCCCCACTTCATGTGTAGATCAAGCAGGGCATCGTAGTAACTCTTGATCTTATCTGTCTTGAACCTGTCAATATCTAGTACGTAGATTCTGTTCTCTGAATCAATACCTACTACAACAATAGCCGTGTAGTCTGCTTTTTTGTTCAAACTGAAAGCAAAGTCCATAGCTGCAACTACATTCAGCTTACGATCCTTAAAGAACCAAGACCCTCTGTCGTTAGTCAAGAACTTAGAATCAAAGTACTGGAACTTATCCCTGGTGATTCTGTTACTTGTCGGGTCGTTCGGATCGTTGTAGTACTGTGCATAGAACTGGGTTGTGTCTACGTACTTAGCTTTCTTACGGGCTAGCTCCTTGCGATCAAAGCCAAACAGCTTGCCATCGTGGCGCATCTCACGGGGCCAGAGGAACACACCCTCCTGCTCCACTACCTTCTGAAACACTTCGTATACCCTGTCTGTGTGGGAGAACTCACCGTTCTCGTCAAACACTTCTTCTTCCATTTCGATCAGTGTCTGGTACAGATCTCTCGGGTGATACCGTGTTCCTACTACAATCTCCGTTGCGCCTGTGGTTTCGATACTCGCGAGCTGTGAGTACAGCGCCGCAACCTTAGTACGCCCTTCCTCAGTGTATGCATTCCCAGGTACAACAAGATCGTCAAGGTAAACGCGACTAGCGTGGAATCCAGTGATGTTAGTGGTGATTCCAGCAGCTTTAATACTTGGGTCGCGGACACCTTCTTTCTTCCTCAAAGGATGATCTACGATGATCTCGTTTGTATTCCAGCGTTCTCTTGTACCTTCTTCTAGGTTCACCATCTCAGGCCAGTACCTGCGGTAAACTTCTGAAGTCAGGATCTGCTTGATTGCATACAGTTGCTTCTCTGCAAGGTCTGAGGTAGCAGACACGTACAGGATAGTCTCTGTCGGATCTCTCGTTAAATCCCATGCACAGCGCACTGCAGCACAATGGGACTTCTGGTGATCTCTCGGTAGTAGGCAGAGCTGGTTGTCTTTGGCAGAAGGTCTTGTCCACCAATCGAACAGCTCTTTGTGTACCTCGCCATACACCCTGTGAGGATTAACCAGACGAGCAAAGCTGTACAGGTCTTCTTCAGCTTTTTTACGAATCGCTTCAAGACTCAAGACCTAACCTCTTTAGATCCTCTGCGAACTCTTTCTCAAGCATAGCGTCCTGACGTAGCTTACCTTCCTTCTCAGCCTTGCTGGGACGCCCTCTCTTACTCTTCCACGAACCTTCTGCTAACCACCTAGCTGCATTCACATTGCCTTCCTGAGCCTGCTTCACAAGCCCTCTCATGCCCGTGCTACGCAGCTTAGCCGATAGCTCTTCTTCCCACTCGTTGTACTTCAGCTTAGTAACCAGTAGATCATTAGCCTTGATTTTTTTCCAATGATCCCAGTCACCGTCAAATGCTAAGGTAACAAACGCATGCTCTGTCGGGTCCATGCAGTCCATGTACAGTCTGCGTAGGGACGGATACACTACACCATCTTTCTCGAAATCATAATCCTTCATGGTGTACGAAGGGTTGTACCCATCGTTAGGCATTTCCACAAACAAAGATTGCGTAAGCCGTACCCCTAAGTGGTTCTTCAAAGGTCCGTTGCGTTTCATAAAGCCTCTTAAGAGATCTTCAGTCTGTGGGCAGGGAAGTCATTCTCACCCTGGCCGATACGAACGTCGATGTCGTCACTGGCTGTGAACTCGCCAGTCTTAACACCAGCTCTGTACCACATGAACTCAGGCTCGTAGCCTACTTCCTCTGAAGCAGCAGTAAAGGTATCTACGTCCACCCAGGTGCTGTTATCCACACTACGCTGCACCGTCACAGTTGTAGTATTAGTAAACGTGCTGCCACCCACGGAGAAGTTAAAGTATCCCTGCAGCTTCACAGGATCTGTGAATGTGTTCTGAGCAGTAATGTTCTTAGAAGCAATAGTAGCCATTACTCTGCTGCCTCCTGAGCTGCTGCGTATGCTGCCTTAGCTTCGTCTGTAAACATAACGGCAGCGATTGCTACAACGTCTTCACTCTCAGCAGAAAGGTCTGCATCCGGGGCAACCACATGTCTCTGGAACTGGCGAGAGATTTCTACACCATCATCTAAAATCACCGTAGCAGTTCTAACTTGCACCACAGGATAGCCTGCAGCTAAATGTAGAACTTCTACTTTGTCGTTAAATACTTTCTTTTCGAGTGCCATGTTATCTCCTTGGCTGGACTGTCCACCCGCTAGGGGTATCAATTTAATGCGGCCCAATCAGTATTAGTCGAGCCGTATGATTTATACCATTTACTTGCAGAGGTATCTAAAACAAGATCCCCAATCCAATAGGGTGTCAAGTTGCCCGATGGTGATCCGGCATATGTCCTATATCCCGATATGCCGTAACCTGAGGGCAATGCGGCTGGATTTTTTGCCTTGATTTCATAGCTATCAAACCAACAATTTACAAACCGCGCAGGCTCTAATTGAGCCAAATAAGCATAGCCATTGCCAGACCCAGCATTCTGTGCATTGACTACATTATTGACAACCGACATATTTTCGAATGAACCTTTGTTTGTTGGCATAGCTCCACCGGACCATGAATCTCTAGCCTCTAATCGAATGCCGTAAACAGGATTCGAGCTATTAACAACAATATCAATTTTGTTCTCAGCAATGTTTACGTTTGACATCAATCTATCAATGTATTGTTGTTCGCTAGTGATCCAAATTGATCCGTCCGTTGTGTATATGGTTGGATTAATCTGAATGGTTATTCCATTAAATGAAGAAAGATGCCCGGACAACCCACCAACAAAGTCAGTAATAACATTGTTATTTACATTTAAGTTGTTGATTGCTCCAGTTATGAAAATCGCAAACGATCCTCTGTTTTTGTTGATTGTGTTGCCTTCTATCGTAAGGTTTTCATAAAGCCACGGGGTATAGCTATTGACGGCATAGATTCCGTACCCTGCGCCTGTGACCATGTTTCCTTTAATGGTAGCGTTGTAATTGACAACATTAATGCCGCCATAAAAATTGCCCGTTACACTAGCAAAGGCACCAGCAAAACCCGATGTCGTTCCGGTTCCTGTTTCATCAAAATACACTTGATTGTTTTGTATAATTATCGTTTCTGATTTGTTTGAGCCATTCGTGTCTAACGATTTTGTTTGAATCGCTGATCTGTAACCCGCGTTGATTAACGTATTGTCTTCTATCTTGCATCTTTCAGCTTTGATATAAATGCCATCCACTTCCCAATATGAAGCATTTTTTATGTCATAAAGATAGTTATTTGATACAGTTATGTCGTCTCCATAGCAAAGCATTCCAGCAACATAACTTGAAGTTGCGCCAGTGCCTACTGACTCGATGGTGTTGTTTTCAATAAGCGCATTTCTTTGAGTCAAAGATGACGACTGACTTCCAAAGTAAATAGCTCTCTGAGCAATGTTTTTAAAGTAGCTATTAGTTACTCTAAGATTTAAATACTGCTGTGAAAAATCAATACCGTACTCTGTGTTAAAAAATCTGCATTGATTAACTTCAACATTTTCGGTAACTGTGGTTTCTCCACCATAGGGAGCGCTATCAACAGAAGAAAGCGGCGCATAAAGCCCGGCGCTTACTCGCACAAAAGAACATTCTTCAATTCGAAGAAAGCTAACTCTATTATAGCAGACAATCCGAACATCATCGAAAGACAACCCTTTGATTAAATGGTCCGTTGTGGTTGTTGCCACGGTTCCGTCTTTAACAAAAATAGCTCGTACACCAGTATCCGGTTTAATTGTTGTTCTTCTATACCCTTCTCCCTCAATACAAATTTTGACGGGGAGATTTAAGTTTGAAGAAATTACATAGGTGCCCTCAGGGAAAAATACAGTAGCCTTACCCGCATTTAAGGCCGATTGAATGGCGACCGTATCATCTGTTGATCCGTCTCCAGTAGCCCCGTAATCAACTACATTAGCAACAGATCCGTCGATCATCCGGTTGTGTACTTTTGTTAAAGCCATTTTATTTGCCTTTAGGAGTCTGTCTCATACGTGAAACAAAACATATACCGATTGTTTGTTGTGTTTGGCAAATGATCCGTTCCGCCCTGCCCAGTCGTTTCCTCAAAAGCCGCAGAGGTTCCAGCATCATTTATTCTAAAAAATACATTTCCTGTGCCGTCAGTATTAACAGCATACGATCCATACTGATTACTTAACGTCGCTTGGATTCGAGGAACAAAAGGCAATCCATCGATAGCATTAGAAGTAAAATTTGTCGTAACTTGGAACTGACATTGACATTGCACTAAACGTCCAATTTTTGTGTATTGACCAACTGCTCCAGTAATAACTCCGGTAGCATCACCAGCAGTTGTCGGAGTCCAAGTACCCTCTTCATAGTCGTCAAACAGTTCACTGGTGCCAGTTCCAGAGGTAGCAGAAAAGTCTATGCCTTTGCCGGAGGTGCCGATAATAAGGTTGCCAGTGTTGACAGTTAAATTCCCAGAGGTGTCAAAGGTCGTGCGAACAGTGGTGCCTTCAATAAGTCGCAAAGACTGTCCGTTAATACCAAGCGTGTAGTTTTTGCCCGTGTCAGTTTCTGTCAATACGACAGCAGGAGCGTATCCTTGCACATTCAGAATATTGCCATAGCTGTTAGGATTGCTTAAAGTTGTTCCACCAACCTTTACGTTGCCGCCAGTATTAAGAACTCCGTCTACATCAACAGTATTAAAGGTCGGATGGCGACCAAAAACGCCGCCTTGCTGTTTGATCGGCATTTTACAAGCCCTCTTTTATTTGCGTAATTTCATCTTTCAAAGCTTCGATTTTTTGATCCGCTTCCTGCAAAGCCTTGATTAGTTTCCAAATAAGCGGTCCCCAGATAACAGTCTTGTAGTTTCCGCCAAGATTTTCATCGTATTGTTCTTGAACAAGAGATGGAAAAACATTTTCAAACTCTTGAGCAATAACACCGATCTCTTTTTGATCTCGCCCAATCATATTAAAGTTTACAACACGAATTGCATTAATGTCGGCCAAAGCCTCATTTGCATCTACAATGTTTTCTTTAAGGCGCTGATCTGAAGAAATATTACCAACTGCTCCACCATCGACAAGCGTTGCACCAGCAGCAGTAATAGCAAAAACTGCCGTTCCAGCACTGTCTTGAACGTGAATATATCTATCTGCCTGCGATGTAACGCCGTGAATAGTAAAACCTCGTTTTGCAGCCTTCCCCATCACAAGATGAATGTTGCCCAGCGTGTCGGGAACTGTTCCATTAATATTAATTTCACCAACACTAGCACGATTAGCACTTATGTATAGGTCATCAACAGTCACGTTGCTGCCAGAACTGTCACCCCAAACAGCCGTTCCGTTCTCGTCAATGTTTAGCAGAGATACATCGTTTTTTCTAATATCAAGAATATCGTAGCTGTCTAAAGAACCTCTTTGAATAGTTAAAGGTTGAGACTGACCAGAAATAAAGTTTCGAGCGGATGAAGCATTGTTTGTAAAACGGGTTCTGTCTTGGAAGTTGTGGTTCAGCACTGTCGTGCCAACAGCCGTTGCATCTATTAGTAATTCATCGACAGACTGATTTACTTCACCGCCGCAAGCAATCAAAGTGGTAAAGCTGCCACCAATCTTCATGGCAGATGACATGGCAAAGCTACCGTCCTGCTTGTAATAGCAGTTCGACAAAATAACCCTGTCTGTAAATGTAGTCAGCTTGAAAGCAACCGCATTTGCGTTAGCAGTCCCGTCAGGGTTCTGCATAAAGTTTACGCCGCATGTATCAAAAATACAATCAGCTACTTGAGAGCCAGAAACACCCGTAACCTCAAAGCCATTGCCGCAGTATAAAACTTGCACGTTTCGATAAATACAACTATCAATACCAAGCAAGCCAGAAACTGAACTAATTTTAACGCCAGTGGCAAACCCCCCGCCGGATGCAAACCCGCGAACTGTTACGTCAATTACTCGCAAAAACCCAAAAGTTTCAAGGTTAAGACCAATGCCTGTGTTTGAGGTATTTGTTCCTTCAATGCACAGGTTTTGAATTGTGCCGTGCAGTTGGCGAACAGCATTGTTTTTCGAATTAATTGCATCACCTGTTCCTGTGTATCTCAGAACAGATGTAGCACTCAGATGACCAGTTTGACCTTGAAGGTTTATCCCAGATCCGATTTTTAATGTTGACGCAATTACAAACACACCAGCAGGAATAAAACAAGTGCCGCCTGTAATCAGTGTGTAATCAATCGCAGCCTGAATAGCCGCAGTATCATCCGTCACGCCATCACCGACAGCACCGAAGTCTTTTACAGATACGGATTCACGAAGCTTAGACTCTACGTTAGTGACGTTAGTCGTGCCTGCAGGCTGGTAGGTAACAAGCCCTGCGTCTGTGGTTGTGCTGGCAATGGTCCCTGCGATGTTCATCACGAGGAAGTCAACACGGGTGTTCAGAGGTACGCCAGCACTGAAGGTGATCTGAGTGCTACTGTTGATGCTGTAGTTTCCTGTTCCCTGCATTACCCCATCAAGGAACACCACGAGGTTATCTACCCCAGGAACCCATTGTACCGTGGTAGCAGTGAACACAGTCTGTCCTGCTGTGGCGATCTGGGTTTCCTTACGGAAGCCATTAACGGTAGCTGTAGCACCAGCTAGGTACTGACGAAGGGTTAAGGGTTCAGAGCTTGTGGTAGCATCAGGGAGGTTCAAGATCTGGTTACTGTTCATATCCAGATCAGCTTGCATAGCATTCGGAGAGCTGCCGTCACGGCTCAGGGTGTTATCAAACGCCTGCTCGATAGCATCGAAGTTTGCATTCAGCTTCGTAGTGGTACCGTGACCAGTCGTGATATCAGATAGCGTGGGACGCTTTGCCATTATGATTCCTTGATCTTAGAGCTACAGGTTAGGACTTACCACTTAACCTTGTCAGCCCAGTAAGCTGCGGACATCTTGCCCTTAGAGATATTCTTAGCGTGTCGTGCCTTAAAGGATTTCCGTCTGGCTTTCTCTTTGGCTGTGTCGGGGGACTTACCCGCTCCGCTCACACCTTGCTGACCAAAACGAATTAATCTTACCTTGTCGCCCTCTTTAGCGAGGACTGCGTGGGATTTCTTGGGATGGCCTGGAGTTCTCTTAGGCTTGTTGTACCCGGAGAACTTCTCGCCTCTGTGCTCGATGGACATAAGTAATCCTCGAAGGATAGAAGGGTCTTTGACCCTGTGTGCCCTACGGGCATGGATTATATCACAGAAAAGTAATTCTGTCAATGTATATGTTCCCTAGACTCGGAAGGGGGTGAGAGTCTAGGTGTACGAGATCCGTAGGATCTCTAACTGTTCCCTCTCGAAGAGAGGTGTGCAAGATCACTGATTAATATCTATAAATATTAGATATAGTTATAGTCTATATCATATTTATTATATATATATTTATTTATATTAATTATATATTACTATTTATATTATAATATCTATATCTTAAATACTGTATATATTATATCATATTTCAGAGTAAAAGTCAATAGCTATTCTGTAGTAAATCTCGAATAAATCAAATTATTTCCCAAACGGTAAACTCCTCCTCCGTATTGTAAAACAAAATGGCCGGTTTGTGTTTATTGTACAATACTTGGCGCAATTTTTTGCGGAGAATAAACCCTCCAAGTCTTGGACCTCAGAATTTCTGCCAGATATTTTTGAGTTGTAATGCATACAAACTTAACCCCCCTTACCCCCCTACTGACCCACTGTGATGACCAGAGGTTATGTGGGAATACCTAGCAGTCATGATGTCCTGGTGTCATGATGTCACTGAGTCATGATGCCTATGGGTCATGATGTACACAATGTCACTGTGTAATATACCAACCTGGCATGTAGGAACATTGATCCTGATGACTCTGTGTAATGTTACAATATAACACCCTAACTCTTTAAT